TACGGGCCGGGTCACTGGGCAGTTCCTCGCCGGGGTTGTTGACGGCTTGGATGATGACCAGGACCCGGACGCGGTACCGGCTGCGGGGTTTGTGACGTTCACGGCGTCCGCCCCGTACCTGCCTGATCCGACCGCGACCCCGAACCCGGCCACGATCCTCATGACGAGCGTTGTGGCGGTCCTCGATAATGAGGGCTACCTTTGCACCCCGGTTGAGGGGACGCTGGAGCCGTCTTATCGTGGTGTGCGCTTGATCGCCACGGACGACCCGGACCTGTCTGTGACGGGTTGGACGTGGAACGCTACCTATAAGTTCACTGCGGTGAACGGGACCGCTTTGGCGATCCCGGCGCACTCGTTCGCGCTGCCGTCCGATGGCACTGTGGACCTCACAACTGTCGTCAAGGTCCCGTCATCTACTGGCATCGGTACGGAGCAGGCTGAGGCGCTTGCAGCATCGGCTCAGGCTGCGGCTATCAGCGCTGCACAGGACGCCGCCACAGCCGCACAGGCAGCCGTGGACGCAGCCGACGCAGCGCAGGTCACAGACGCGAATATCTCCGCTCTGGTGGGCAACCCTGCCACCGACACTGCCGACGCCGTTACTGCGCTCGTTGACGCCGCAGCAGCAGACAAGCTCAACGTTGACGACGCGGTAAGCATCTACCAGTCACAGGCCGCACTTGACGCAGCCGCAGCAGCAAAGGTAGGCACGGGCGGGACCTCGCTGAACGGTGCGGTCAAGTCCATCGCCGACACCAGTGCCGCAGCAGCAGCCGCGCCCAAGCTTGACGCCGCCACTGCGGCAACGACCTACGCCGCGAAGTCGGTCGAAACCTCGAAGCTGGACGCCTCACAGAAGGGCGCCGCATCGGGTGTCGCCCCGCTCGACTCGGCATCCAAGCTGATCTACGGGAACTTCCCGGACCTGTCCCGCCGCACCACCCCGGCATGGGCGCCGACCACCGTCTACGCAGCAGGCCAGGCAGTGTTGAACCCGTCCGGCGACCTCGTCACAGCGAAGGTAGCGTTCACGTCCGGCGCGACCTACGACGCCGCCAACTGGAACGCCGTGAACTCCTACGTGCCGTGGACAGCCGGGCATATCGGTATCGAGAAAGCGAACCCGGTCAACGCCCGCCTCTACATCGGATCCGGCACCGGCTCACTGCCTGACAACGGCAACATGGGCGTCAAGGTCAAGATCGACACCGAAGCCGGGAACCGAAACGACGGCATCCAGTCGAACGTCAACGTCCTTGCAGGATCAGGGACCGGGCCGGTACGCGGCATCCTCGGCAGGGTGGACGTCAATGACACCGGAGTGACAGGCGACAGCGTTGCTCTCTGGGGCGACGTCATGGTCAACACGGCCTCGTCTCGCAACACCTGGGGCGCGAACATCTACAACCAGATCAACGCTGGCTCCGGCTACACTGGCTCAGCAATGGGCGCCGAGGTTGGCTTGTTCAACTACGACTCGGCGCCGCAGTCCGGCGGCATCATGCACCTCGTATCGTGGGCAACCAACACGGTGCGCTTCGCCTTGAAGTGCGGCGGATCGACCGGCGCGTACAACGTTGAGCACTCGATCCTCATGTCATCGACAACCCCGCCCGCCGTGAACGCGTTCTATTACGGTCCGATGGCATCGGGCAACGTTCCGACCGGGACGCCACTGTTCCAGATCAACGCGGCGGGCCGGGTTGGTATCGGTGCGGCACCTGATGCGACGGCGCCCCTGAAGGTTGCCGGGCGAGCCATCGTCGGCGCTGGCACTGAGGCTGGGGACGCGGTCAACAAGGCCCAGCTCGATAGCGCCGCGAACCGCTACGCCCCCACGGGCGCCCTTGCAACCACGATGGACCGGCGAGTCGTCGCATCAGCAGCACTCCCCGCGCTCACCTCGGGAACCATCCGGCTTACCGCCGTGTGGCTCCCCAAGGGAACTGTTGTCACGTCGGCTACCTACGTTGCCGGGACCGCTGCAACGGCTCTCACTAACCGCTGGTTCGCGCTGCTGGACGCCTCAAGGAACCTGCTCAGGACCACGGCAGACAACACCGCCTCATGGTCTGCCGGCGCGGCCCTGACAATCCCGTTTGCCAGCACATACACCGTCCCCTCGGACGGGCTCTACTACGTGGGCATCTGCGAAGTCGCGACCACCCCAACCGCACTCCGCGGCATGGGCGGCTCGTCCAACTCGCTCGGCCTCGCGCCGATCCTCAACGGAGACAGCAGCACCGGGCTCACGAACGCGGCATCTACCCCGGCAACGGCGGCAGCGATCACGGCAAGCGGCAGCCTGCCGTTCGCCTACGTGTCCTAGGAGTCGCTGACGGCGAACTCTTCCGGGATGTCGCCGTAGTCCGGCGTGCGTGACCAGTTGACGTTGGTCCGTAGCGGGCGGGCGGGGACTCCGGCGTAAACCGCCCGAGGCTCCGCCTTCCCGCTCAGGACTGACGCCTGGGCAAGGACCATGCCGGACCCGAGAACGGCGCCCTTATTCACGCGGGCGCCGTTCCCGATCCAAACATGATCCTCGATGACAACGGGCCGGGCCGCGTTGATTCGCTGCTGAGTGCTGGCATCGAAGATGCCGTGGCTGTCGTCGTTGCGAATCATGATGTCGTTCGAGAACATGCAGTCGCGGCCAATGGTGATGGATTCACCGCTGCTGACGATGATCGACCCGGACTCCCACGTCGTGCCATCCCCGAACACAATCGTGGACCCGTCGCCGGCAACGGAGATGGCACCCTGCTTGAACCGGACGTTACGCCCGATCACGACGCGCAGGTTACGCCCGCGCATGATGATTTTCGTCCGGCCCAGGTTCGCACCCTCACCAATTTCGAGGGTGTTCCTCGTGCCCCGAACCGTCCACTCAACCTTCGGGTCAAAGGTCACGCCTTCCCCGAGGGTCACGCTGTGGCCCTTCCCCTCAACAAGGCTCCGCTGCGGCATGGCCGGGAACTCTAGGGCGCTCACCCTGTGATCCAGGCCGGCGTGTGCCCGGTGCCCTCCGCGTGCAGATACGCCTGCGAATGGGCGTCCTCCTCGCCGTCAGCGTTGGACGTCTCCCAACCGCAATCGCCGCACACCAAGACAGCCTCAACCATTACTCCCCATTTCTTTGTGGCCAATTCTAGCCACAAAACAAGTGTGACCCCGGACTTGCGCTCCAGGGCCACACCACCCACACGTACACGCCTATTTAGGAGGCCCGCCCGCATGGGTATAGAACACACTACGCCAAAGGCAGTCCGGTGCCATGGATGACGACCTCACCCCGCGGGCCGCAGAAGCGCCGCCCGTGATCCTCGCCCGCATGGAAGGCAAACTCGACCGCATCCAAGACCGGGTTATGGAGCTGATTCCCCGCGTCAACAAAATCGAGGACCGCCTCAAGGTGCAGGAAGACATCACGTTAACACTGTCGAAGAACGCCGAGGCCGAGGAAGCCAAAAAGATAGCCCTCGCCCTCGCGCTGAAGGAAGCCGACGAAACTCGCCGCAACCAGTCCGAGCAGTCATGGACGCCCATTCAACGGTTCATGGCGGTCCTCGGCGGCATCGGTGTCGCCTCTGCGCTCGTCATCCAGTTCTACTCAATGGCACGCGGTTAGGAGTCGGCATGAGCTTCATTCCCCCCACGACTGAGGGCTGGACATCCCAGAAGTTCGGCACCAACCCCGGCGGGTACAACCCGACCGGCGGTCACACGGGCGAAGACATCGCCGTCCCAGTCGGCACGCCCCTCGTTGCGATGGCTGACGGCGTCGTTGTCCACGTCGGCTACTTCACCGGCAAATACTCAGACAACCCGTGGTGGATCATGCCGTCCTTCGCCGGCTTCGTTGTGACCGTGGACTACGGCGAATACCTCAGCCACTACGCCCACTGCTCAGGCTCACCCGTCCTATCCGGGCGCCGGGTTAGGCAAGGTGACGTTGTCGCCTACTCAGGCAACACAGGGTCAGCAACATCCGGACCCCACTGCCACTGGGAAGTCATGCGCAACGGCTGGAACCTCCAAAGCAGCACATACGGGCGCATCAACCCCCGCGACATCACCGGCTCAGCAGCCATCGCCCCGCAAGGCGACACAACCCAGGAGGACGACTTGACCCCCGAACAAGCAACCCAGCTCCAAACCGTATTCGACCGCATCAAGTACCTTGACGCGCCAACCAGTGCCATCCCCGAGAAGGTCTGGTCCCAGACCGTGTTCCGCGGCGGGCAGCAGATCAGCGTCAAGCAGGAACTAGCCGACGCCAAGTCAGAAGCCCAGGCACTCCGAGCCGTCGTTGGCGCACTGTCCAAGAACTCCAGCCTGACAGCCGAGCAGATCAGCGCCGCCGTCAAAGCTGGCCTCGCTGACGGCGTGACCGTCGATGTCAACGTAAACGGAGGCAAGTAATGTTCACCCTCGAATTCTGGAAGGCCGCTGGCGAACGTGCCGTGAAGTCCGCCGCCCAGACCCTCATCCTGCTTATCGGCACGGGCGCTGTCGGCATCACCGCGCTCAACTGGCCTGAGCTGCTGAGCCTCACCGCAACCGCCGCGCTCCTGTCCGTGCTGACCTCGATTGTCTCCGGCGCCAAGGACGGCAACCCGTCCGCCACGAACGCCGAAACGACGCCCGGCAAACACGTAGCCTGAAGCAGGCGTGTAATATCGTCACCGTGCGTCAGGGAACCCAACGCCCCAGACGCGCCGCGCGCGAGATCGAAACAGCCCCATCGTCCTTCGGGATGGTGGGGCTGTTTTTTTGGTTAAGAGGCTAGTTACTGTATCCGAACAGTGATTCAAAGTGATAAACTGGGAGGTGCAAAACAACCCCGCGCAGTTGGAGCTGCCGGGGTCACGGTAACCGCTGCATAGGAATGGCTACATGGAAAACTTTACCACCCGATTCTGGTCCAGAGTAAACAAGACCGAGACGTGCTGGGAATGGACTGGCACCCTCATCAAGGGCGGCTACGGGAAGATCACCTACGGCAGCAAGCAAGCCGTCGCGCACCGCGTCTCCTACGAGATGTCCGGCGAGGTAATTCCCGCGGGCATGGACATTGACCACATTTGCCATAACCGCGCATGCGTTCGCCCCGAGCACCTCCGCCTGGCAACCCGCAAGCAAAACAGCGAGAACATCACCGGTGCATACAAGAACAGCCAGACCGGCATCCGCGGCGTAACCAAGCGAGGGAACAGTTGGCGCGCTCAGGTACGCCACAATGGCAAGCTGATCACCGCCGGCACATTCACCAACTCAGCCGAAGCCGAAGCGGCAGTGATCGCACTCCGCGCCGAA